CCGAGGTACCCATGGAAACACTATCACAATCCCATCGAGTATAAGTCAACCCTGAACGAATTCACACACCTACCAACCATAAAAAGTGTTTACGAGTTTTTACAATCAGATGAACTCGTCGAAAGATTAAAAAAGTTTTCAGGCACCGACGACTTGCACCCAGACCCTCACCTGCACGGTGCCGGGCTTCACGCGAGCCCGCGAGGGGGGAAGAACGATCTACACATCGACTATATGATCCACCCAATTACAATGAAAGAGCGCCGTCTTAACCTGATCGTCTTTCTTAATAAGGACTGGAATCATGAATGGGGAGGTAATCTCGAGCTGTGGAATGCGGATTGTACAGAGAGTGTGAAGGTGGTCAGACCCGAATTCAATACCGCTATACTGTTCAAAACGGGACGGGTGTCCTATCACGGTCTCCCGTGGCCCATGACGTGTCCGGATGGCATGTGGCGAAAGACGCTTACAAATTATTACGTTTCAGAACTTCGGCCAAACACACCACGTATATTCAAAGCTGAATTTTTCAGTCATCCTAATCAGCCACATGATTCGAGACTAGATGAACTACGAGCCATTCGCAAGACGCGCATTATAAACCAGGGTGATCTTGCCAAATGGCCCACTTGGCGTGATGACGGGTGCGGGTGGTGGGTATAAAAGGAACCCACGTCGACAATATAATGTTCACAAAATTTAAAAATGAAAATTGGACGTGCGATTTTAAAACGCACCCGGCAACGGCTCCTCTCGAAGGCGTATTTATAGAAACGCGCCAAATACATGAAGATGTAAAATACGCACTAACAAACTTTTCGTGCCACGTGCCGTATGCGGCTCTCACCGTTGTGTGCTCGGATGAAAATATAGATATGATAAAACAAATTATAGGACCGGATACAAATGTTAGATTTTTGAAACTTGATCTCGTTGGACCATTTAATCTCGGTAAATTTGATGACTTGCTCACCACCCCGGTATTTTGGGAGCAGTTCCACGGGGAGAAAATCATGTTCTTCATGACGGACACGGGTCTGCGAAAGAATGATGTACTTCGGTTTCTCAAGTACGATTGGGTCGGTGCACCGTGGCATCATTTTCCAGTGGGTGATCCTCGCGTTTTTCAGGGGAACGGCGCACTATCAATCAGAAATCCAAAACTTTTGAAAGAAATTTCCACAAAATTTACGCGTCAGCAGTTTGGTGAAGACGTGATGTTTTCAGCGGCTCTCGCTCTAGCGACACCGGGCGCCGTGCTTCCGACCAGAGAAGAGGCTGTAAAGTTTTCAATGGAAGGGACTGATTATCCAGATACAATGGGATTTCACAACACACAGTCGTACATGAAACAAAGCTCGGCGTGGTCCGGCTATGAAGGACCAGCGCGCCGACTCGTGACGGTCAACGAGGCGCGGGCCGATGGACACGACGTGACGGCACTGATTCGCCTTGGTATAGGAGCAACCTGTCTGCGGATAGGACGCGGATCACTCATCCGCCGAGGTACCCATAAACTCACCATAGACGGTAAAGAATGGGAACTTGCCGATGGTTATGTTAAAGATGAAATAGTCTTGGTACCTAAATGAAGGTGATCATTAGCCTCACGAGCATCCCAAGCCGCTTCGCCCAGCTCGGACCGATCATCGAGGCTCTTACACAGCAGACGTGTCACGAGGTCTGGCTCAACATTCCCACCAAGTACACGCGATTTCCAGACTGGGACGGGGATGTTCCAGAGTATCTCCATCACATCAGCCCAAAGGTGGTCATCAACCGTGATTGCGACGACTTTGGCCCAGGTACAAAGTTCATCGGCCCGGCCCTCAAGCTTCTCCCGGATGATCTCATCATTTACGTAGATGATGACACGGGATACACGCCACTCGTCGCGCAAAACCTCATCAAGTGGCACCGGACCGACGAGAGATCTGCGTGGGGTCTGAGTGGATTCCGGTTCGACAATTACTTTGCGGGGCAGTTTCCCCGCCAACACGGTGTACCGCTCGACGTGCTCGAGGGTTACGGCGGTGTGATTGTCAAGGCGGGCTGGATTCAACAGGCACTCCCGGAGTTCAAGGAACTTTTGGATGTGACATGGCACGACGACATGATCCTGTGCAATCTCCTTGAAAAGGCGGGAATCAAGCGCAAGACGGTATGCACACCCGACTGCAACCTGACGCATGTCAAGCAGTTTAGTTACGGGTTTGGGGAGGATGCGCTTCACATTGTAGCCGGCGACGGTGGTCATCGCGAAAATAATAAGAAAATTTTGAAAACTTTTCAAGATAAGGGTAAACTATACTACACATACACAGAATGCTAGTGGATGCGTTCATGTTCTATAATGAACTAGAGATTCTTGAGCTAAGGCTCGAGTGCCTCGACGAGCACGTTGATCTATTCGTGCTCGTCGAGTCAGAGGTTAATCACGTGGGCGGACCGAAGGACTTGTTCTTTCAGGACAACATGGATCGCTTCGCCAAATGGCTTCCAAAAATTAAACACATCGTGGTGACGGCAGCGGAGGCGCCCACCGACCCAAATCCATGGGCCCGTGAAAAGTATCAACGCAGCGCGATCCTCACGGGTCTTACGGACGTATCGGATGACGCACTCGTTATGATTAGTGACGTGGATGAAATTCCCGACATGACCAAGCTGCGGTACGAGCAGCTCCCGGCTATAGTGTGCGCGGTCCATATGTGGATGTTCGAGTACTCACTCAAGTATCTGTTCGTAGGAGAGCCGTGGATTGGAACCGTCATAACGAATGCCGAACTCATGAAGCGTATGGGGCCCAATTACTTCCGAGATAATCGGTGGAAATTTCCGTGCTTTCAGCACTCTGGGTGGCATCTCAGCAGCTTCGGGACGCCGATGCGAATTTGGCAGAAGTTCCAGACGTATGCCCATGCAAAGGATGGTCATCATGAGGCGCAAACCCCTGATATGTTCAGGGAAATGATACAAATGGGTAAACACACGGATGGAACGACGGACCTCACACCGTGTCCATCGGACGTGCCTCTACCAGGATCTCCCGAAGTTCGCACGAGACTTGGTCTCGCGTAAGACCAATCACACCCCCCTTGAACATGAGAAGACGTTTGATCTCATCCACATCCAACCACCTCAAAAGAGATTTTTTTTTTAAAATATTGTTTAAATTATTTCCATTGTCAAGTTGAGCCTGACACACGGGCCATGTCACCTCCCTCAATTCCCGAAGTTCGGCCTCGACATTCGTGAGGCGCTCAAGAACATGCTTGTGAAATTCTTCCATTTATTTATAAACAACTAAAATCTCTAATGATTGCGGTGGGCTCCGCCAACGTGCACCATGCACATGGCCACGAGTCCGAGCGCCAGCCCTGCATACTGCACCCAAGAGTCGAACCGTTCACCCAGAATGAAAAACGCATAGGCCGACCCCAGGATAGTAATCATTCCCTCCCACATGGCGCCGACCCACAACATACTCGCACCTGTAAAACTTTTAATCAAAAAATACATGACGCCCACGTACCCGACAAAACCACCCGCAAGATGACCCCGGTGACCAGCACCACATGCATAGTGCTTGAAATTCGCGTTTCCAAAAATCTCAGACACGGTCATGAGCAATACGTTTGCCAACGTCATCTATATTTTAAAGTTTTTTTTAATTTGCATGAAGTTAAAAACTCCACCCTCCGTACCATTAATGCACGCCGCCTTAATCACGGGCGTCGCCGGCCAGGACGGGAGTTACCTCTCTGAACTTCTATTGTCCAAGGGATACATAGTGTATGGGATGGCTCGGTACTGTTCAGAGAAGAAACACGAGAGAATTGAACATCTCAAGAGCAATCCATACTTTCATATGATCGAGGGAGACCTGACGGATACCGCACGACTCATGGCAATCGTAAATTCTTTTGAACAATTCGAGCACTTGGAAATTTACAATCTAGGAGCACAGTCTCACGTCAAGGTGAGTTTTGATCAACCCGAATACACTGCGAACGTTGATGCTCTCGGGACTCTTCGGATTCTCGAGGCGATTCGCAATTCAGGATTTTCAAATAAGATTAAGTTTTATCAGGCTGGGACGAGTGAGATGTTCGGGTCGTCATCCCCACCCCAAAATGAAAAGACGGCGTTTTGGCCCAGGAGTCCCTACGGTGTTGCGAAGGTTTTCGCGTACTGGATCACGCGTAACTACAGAGAGTCGTATGGTCTCCATGCATCGACCGGGATTCTATTCAACCATGAGTCTGAGCGCCGCGGCGAGGATTTCGTGACGCGCAAGGTGACGCTCGGTCTGGCCGATTACGTCAAGGCTGTTGCGGATGGAACCGCTCCACCGGTCCTAGAACTCGGGAACATCGAAGCGCGCCGCGATTGGGGGCACGCACAGGATTACGTCAAGGCTATGTGGCTCATGCTTCAACAAGAGAAGCCGGAGGATATCGTGATTGGCACGGGCCACACACACACCATCCGTGAGTTTATACACGACGCAAGCAAGGCGGCCGGTCTGCGCCTCATCTGGCGAGGGACGGGCAAGGACGAAGAGGCGATCGATCCCGTCAATGGGAATATAGTCATTCGAATCAGCCCAGAGTTTTACCGACCGGCTGAAGTGGATTACCTGCAGGCCGACCCCTCACGTGCCAAGGAGGTTCTGGGGTGGGCGCCCGAAATCGAGTTTGCAGAATTGGCCACGAGAATGATGGCGAGCGATCTTAAGGATAAGATGGCCAAATAAATCAATGAGTTGGCTATTTATAGGGCCAACGACACTGGCGGGAATAGGCCAAGTGACGCAACGATATTCGGAACTCGTTCCCGGTGGTGAATATGTTGAATTCGACAAACCCCCGTGCAAGGCGCGATATGACACCGGGTTTGCATTTGTGCTCCCAGTTGAGAACCAGCTCAGCCTCGTCGATCAATATGCGAAATTTTGTAAAAAAATGATTTACATGACAATATGCGAGACTGAAACCGTCAACCCTTTGTACGAGATGCTCGTTGGTAGGTATTCCCCACTCTACGTTGCATCTGAATTTTGCCAAAAGGTACTGGAGAAACAATTTCCACACGGTGACTGGCGGATCCTGAGGCTGTTCGCCACCGCACCGCCCGTTACGAGATTCAATCCAGTCACGGAACCTTATATATTTTACACTATTGGGAACGTGGCTGACAAACGAAAAAACATAAATGCACTGATAAATGCCATTGAATACTTTCCACGGGCGCATCTTTTGCTCAAGGCGACGTGTACGCAGCCCGTGCAATTTAGTCACCCACAAGTCACGATTATAAACGGTCTTTTATCGAATGAGCAGATGGAGAACGTGCACGCCAAGGGTCACTGCTATGTGAACTGTTCACACTCGGAAGGGGTTGGTATGGGTGCCGTAGAGGCGGCAGTCCGTAGCAAACCGGTAATTATTACAGATTACGGGGGTCTCAAAGAATATGTCAAGACCCCCTTCATGGTAGAGTGTACCCTTGGACCAATTGGGTACGATGATTTTCTCTTCACAAAAGAACTCGAATGGGGTCACCCGAGCTACGAAGGCCTCGTGAAGTGCATGGCGGAGTGTTATGAAAAGAGAATCGTGACGTGGGATCACTCTTACACGTCAGGACTCTTGGCAACCGTCCCGGAGTCATTATTGTCAATCCAGTAGTGCGTCAGAAAAATAACAAGAGCGAGCGTCAGGCTGGAACTCAAGAGAAATCCATCCTGGGTATTAAGGTACAGAACGACATCATCCACGGGTTTAATGCCCGTGGGTTTCACGAGAATTTTAGGGACGACGCGGACGAGCAGGAAGTTTATAAAGAGAGCGATCCATACATAATTCCAGTTCATATCTATTAAACCACAAGAAGTTTTTAGAGCGAAAGCAGCTGGCGAATACGGCCGATGACCTCGATATCTTCGCCACACACGTGGAGGGAAGGGTCATCGTGACTGTAAAAGAGGGTGGCGGGGGTGCCGTCGTCAAACACGATCATCCACTCCATATCTATCTTATCATCCGCGGGGCCATTTGGCTTCCCGACCACCTCGGTGACGCGCGAGGGCTTGACGTTCAGGAAGCCCTTGAGGCGCACGGTGGTGAAGCGTCGCCGGTCCTTGATGAGCTTGAAGGCGGAGCGCAGAGGCTCTTTGGGTGCGTGCTTTTTGCAGAAGCACCCGCACGTGGCTGCAAACCCGCACTGCCGGCCTTCGAGTGTCTTTGCTTGGCACTTTGCAGCCCCGGCCTTGGCCCCAGCCTTGGGCCGGGTGCCAGCCTCTGCAACTGGCTTGGGGGCGTCAGTCAGGAACTGCACCTTGGCGCGCTCCGACTTTTTGCGCATGGCAACCTCGTGCGAGCGGACCGCCGCGTCGGCAAAGCGCTCAGGCTCCGCGTGACCTTCGCGGATAGCACCGGCGTGATAGCTGCGCCATATTTCTGTGCGAGCGACTGGTTCCAAGACGCGCTCAGACTTGACCGCCGAGTGCACGAGGCGAGGCGCGCGCAACTGTGTGCTTGCGCGGGCCGTCGCGAGCTCGAGCGCGGTGTGAGTGGGCGTGCGAAGAGCCTTGATGTCCATGTTTGCTTTTTTGGAATGAACGCATTCGCGCGTTGGCCTCGCGTACACAGAACCTAGTTTTTTTCAGGGCCCCCCTCAATGGATATTGACCTGAAAAGAATTGCGCAACGCATTAAATTAAATAAGGTTGGTGGTTCAGTTGTTCATCACTGTGCGATACTCATGAAATATTTGGCGACTCGTAAAATCGAGGCGAGAGTAGTTCATGGATATTGCATTTCACCGAATGAAATTTGCGAACATTATTGGGTGCGCACGGAGCCAGAAGGGCTCAATCTTGATATAGGATACGAAATTGCGTGTCTTTATTCACCGGAGTTGCTCGCTCTCAACATCGTGCTTCTCGAGGATTTCCCCGTAGGCCTCAAGGATAAGGAAGGGAAGGAACCAGAGATTCTCAGACAAGAAGACAATCAAAGAATTTTTGAACTTTACGAGACAGACCCAAAGACATTCTGGCGCGAGGCACCAATGACCGTTAAAACTTTTTCAATTAACAAATGTAATTAGATTCACAAGTTTTGGCGGCAATTGACGCTTCACCTGCTTGTACAACATTTCGAAAAGAGGGTTGGAGTTGTGAATCTCAATGCGCTTCATGAATGATTCATCATCTGAACGAATTGTGTACAAAAGTCCGACGAGCTGAGTTGTCGTCTGTGGATTCAGAGCCGTCAGACCGACCCCCTTGAGATTCAGAATCATAACTTCGTGCATATTCTTTGCCCGCATCATATCCTCAACTTGTTCTACGATGGGCTTGAGGCCTTCTGCAAACTTCTGTGCATCGTCTGGGTTGGCGGGCTGGCGCTTGAGATATTCATTCCCTAGAACCTCGACGAACAGAGTACTGCCCTCGGGGTAGAAACGAAAGATCTCCGCCATCTTATGACTTATACGCCGGTTTCTTTTAACCGGAAACACTCCCACAGGTGAGAGTGCTCGCGGCGCGTTGAAAGAGCGGAAAATCCGTCAATCGTATATTCATCACCCATAGATCTATTGCACTTTGAGCAAATTGGTCTAAGATTATTAATGTCGGTCGCACCGCCCTTGGACTCGGGCACATTGTGGCCCACTTCAAAATCGAAAACAGATATTATATTTTCACACCAATTAACATTACATTTATTACTAAATTTCTTTCCGTTCCATGTGATCCAGACTTGTTCACGGAGAGCCTTCGGAATGGAAATTTTGCGCATTTATTTTACATTACTCATCATCTTTATACTTCCATATAAACCCCCCACTTTGTTTATATTTTCCTCTACAACATTTGGAAATATCATTAGATCCGGTTTCTCTACTAGCCTGTTTAATACTCGGATAAGTTTTTATATAGTCTCCATCGAGTGACCATTGTTCGACATTAATTTGCCGTGACATTTTCATCTTTTCTATTGTTTCAACTGAACGTTTGAGACCCGTACGGGCTCGAGCCGATTTTTCCACGGCATCTTTTGATTTTGGTTTTCCCAGCATAGCACGTCTATTTTTTTCCTTGGTTTCCTGTGTCTGCTTTTTACCTAAATTACACTGTCGAAGTTTATCTTTTGTTTCGTCTGAATGCTTTTTACCGATATGAGATTGTCTAATTTTTTCAATACTTTCTGAATTGTGTTTGCCTCTCGAACCACCTTCGCGTATGTTGTATCCATGGGGTGAAAGTGAATTTTTTTTTGATATTTCGTTTATTTCAGCTTCATCGAGTTCGACATCAGGTAATTCATAAATGACACTAAATTCAAAATTGTTTAAACCGTGATGTCTAAAGGCGCGCACCAAATAACTGTCGAGGTCTGAATTTATAGACTTGATATGATCACACCATCTTATGGCTACATTATGCTGTGTAGTCTGGCCTATATAAACTTTGTTATTTAGTGAATTCCTTATCTGATAAATCCATCCCATTCTATATAATAGATGTACTCTTTTATTTAAACGGAGTGACGTGCCTTAATTTTAAATGGAATGGAGAACCAGCACCGCGGGTCAGACACTGTGTGGCTTAAAAAGACGATCTCCACACGCAATGAGCCATACTTGTTCACGAAGAGCGGCTGGGATTTTAGCCTTCATATGTTTTATTTCTCCACCACCTTTAAGCAATGAACGTGAATGTCACCACACGCATTCCAAACAAACCTCATGGATTAAAGACTAATAATTGGTGGATTAATATAGGCAAGAAGGCACCACCTGGATATTTCATACCAGTCAATAATGGCGGGAGATTGAAGATTGTCCCCGGGAAACCAAACCCGCACGGCGTGTGGCTCGTCGTGAACAATCGGGTGATTCTCAACGGTAATAAAATTGCAAACAGAAAAAAAGTTATTAGTTCGGGTACTTCACGCCCTCGTGAAAAGACGCTGTTCCAGGCGTGGCAGAACAGGAATGCCGCTTCGGCCAGGAACATGATTCGCAACTTGATGAGCCTTAAAATGGATCAACGCATTGCAGTCAAGCAGATGATACACGAAATTATACGTGAACGCAATGCGGCAATGAAGAATGCAAATTGGAAAATGCAAGTGGGTATAGGTCGCAATAACGCCTTGGTAACGTCACGTCACCAAATGACTATTGATTTCTGGAAGTGGATTTCGGCACAGATTAACACTGGACGATTGGCGAGCCCGCGCGTATTGAGAACTCCGCGCACCACGTCGTCGAGTGCATCGCGGTCTAGATCGCGGGGTAGATCGACGGCCACGCGGGCAGTCCCGCCACCGAATGCTTGGAATAATTAGCCCCCTTTCTTATATTATCAATGGCCCACAATGGCTGTAGATTTGTCCAATGAAAGCACCTCTTTTGCTCACCCGGGTCCTCGAGATTGAACGAGGCGCACGGGCGGATGTGGTCTATGTGCCATGTGCCGTAGTTTTCCCATGTCATTCCTTCCGTGAATTCGGCTTCGAGGAATGTAGTGAGTTCTTCTTTCGAACATCCCGTGAGCTCCATTGTTTTTCCCGTCTTTTCTTTCACGGCCATGTATAACCTGCAATGAAGCGCCATCATAGCACGGTATTTGGGGTCTTCATTTCTGCGTCTTTGAAGTGTTTTGCGACGTGTTTCATTTATTTTGTCCTTAGTTTTTTGATAAACTTCGCGCTTATTTTTATTATAAGCGTCTCTATCTAAATTTCTCTTATCAAAATCTCTTTTGTTTCTACACGCCTTGCATTCATAAGGTTTTTGTTTACCATGATTAGCAAATAACGTGTGGTGTTTTTCTTCGGTGCATATTTTACAAGTCAGAGTTTGATTTTCTTCAGGTACCCATTGATTTACTCTACATGCTTTACACGCCCCTCTTTTGCCCCCTGAACACCTGGGATCATTTGGAAATTTATCCAATGGTTTTGAAATTTCACATTTAGAACACTTCTTCTCCATCTGTAGAGTGCATGACAATTTTTTAACTGGAGCTGAGCAGTTAAAAAATCGTCCCCGGTGAGAATCGAACTCACAATCTACAGGTTAACAGCAACGTCTTTACTGACGCCTTAACCAATTAGGCCACAGGGACACGTTCTGACTTACCGGTGTCGATCCGGTTACCAAAGCGTAATTGAAACGCTACAGCGCCTTGCGCTTCCGTTGCGCCAAAGTCAGAAGAACAGTTTAGGGACGTGTTCAGGTCCAGGCAGATGCCGGTGCGCTACGGTGGTGGCGGGATGCCCATCCCAAGGTTCCAGGGAGGATCGAACTCCCATTACGAGATTCAGAGTCTCGTGTACTAACCGTTATACTATGGAACCATGACCCCACGTTATTAACATTGAGTTTTATTTTGCGTAATTTAACGCAGTGACCCTGGCGGGGGTCGAACCCGCAGTCTCGGGATTAGAAGTCCCACGCGATATCCAATTTCGCCACAGGGCCAGAATGCATCAGGTGGGGGTCGAACCCACGCGGCTTGCGCCAGCAGAACACCCGGGAGTAAAACCCGTTTTACTTGAGTCTGCCTCCTTGGACCACTCGGACACTGATGCAAATGGTGCTCTCGGCGGGGCTCGAACCCGCGGTCTTGAGCTCATAAGACTCACGCTCTAACCAACTGAGCTACGAGAGCGTGAATATTTTTTTACGGTCACGCACAGCCCCCCTGCACCCGGGACATTCGTGCTTGTTTACAGTCATGGACGCACAGTAATCGCAGATCAAGTGCCCGCAGGGGTCGATAAATAAGTTAACAAGTCGGTCCATACAAACAAAGCATGTAAATGCGGCGTACCTTTCAGCGTTCGTGTCCCTGAGCACCTTCTTCATCTCATCAATCTTGCCCATCAATTCCCTGCATTGTTCGGTCAAGGCGGCGACACCCTCTTCTGACTCGTGCTTGTCTACTACTTCCACGAGTGAATCCTTTAAGCGCTGATTTGTCACACCCTCAATCATGCTACGCATGTCCGTAATGTCTGAGCGCTTGAATTCAAGTTCGGACGTGGCCAACTTGAGGTCGCGCTGAGCAGTCGCCAACTCTGTCTTGTATTTGTATAATTCTTGTTCGAAATTTTTCCACTTGTCATCAAGTTCGCAAGGGATTGGTTCGAGGGCTTCGATGTTGCGCTCGAATAGTTCACGTGAGTCAAGGTACGCAAAGTTCATAAGGGATCAGATAAAAATATCCTTAAGTAATAAATGGCTTACCCGTTCAACCAGCAGCAATCCCGTGGATTTGTGCAGGCTCCAAGCTTCCACACGTGGAATCTCGGTAAGGCTATTTACTTCATCGCCGCTGTATTGATGATGATCACGGGAATCCAGGACTTTCTCGATCCCGGCCGTCGCCGGATTCCAGCAGTGAACATCAAGGCTATCACGAGCATCATCATCGGGTTTTTCATGTTGTATCTTTTCTTCACTGTGATAAACACGCCTAGATACAATCGGTACTAGGCCATTTATTTTGTCTATACATAGTAAATGCCTGAGATTACTGCTACCGCGATCTTCGGTGTTGTGCTCACAGGCCTGTTCTTTTCGCTCGGCACGGCTACCGTATACCAGGCAAACAAAACGGTCGCGCCGTCCACGGGGTACGGGACGTCGACAAACACCGCCGCACCTAAGGATTACCCCAACATAGTCTTTGGTTCCCTGTTTCTCTTTTTTGCAGTTGTGCTCGCGTACTATACGGGTCGCGCCATTCTTAGCGTCTAAAGAAAAAAACACAAATCTAAATAATGAAGCACCTCATCGGACATCTGGCGGACGTGAAGATCACGACAACCGCACAGCTTGAAGCATGCATGGACCGCATCGCCAATGAGTGCAGGTTCTCGGTCGTAGGGAGGGCGTTCCACCAGTTTGAGCCGTTCGGAGCGACTGGAGTTCTCGTCCTCGCCGAGAGTCACTTCTCAGCACACACGTATCCAGAGCACGGAATCGTGTATGTTGATGTTTTTTGCTGTAGTCCTAGTTTTGATCCAGATGCATGCGCCACGAGCATCCAAGAGAACTTTGGAACACAAAATGCAAAATGGGAAATTATTAATCGAAATGTACGCCCGTAATATGGCCCGGGAGGGCTTGGGTTTATGAAATAGACATTTACATTGGATGGGGATATTAGTTGCGACTCCAAGAACCTTGAACGTTCTTGGGGCCGAAGCCCGTTTTTTTGATTTCGCGTAGCAGATGCCGTAGTTCTCTAGTTGGAGAATGCGAGGCCGCCCATGCCAGACTGGATGCGCAGGATGTTGTAGTTCACTGCGAACAGCTTCTGCAGGGTCGCCTGGGAGCCGGTCTTAAGAGCCACGGACACCTGGGCGTTGTCAATGCGAGAGAAGTTGCACGTGCCGGTCGGCTGGTGCTCCTCCGGCTGCAGCGCGAAGGAGTACACGTAGATGCCCGGGTAGGGCGTGCCGGTGTGGTACACGTACGGCTGGTACTGGTTGAAGTACTTGCCCAGCTGCTCCTTGAAGCGATCCTGACCGTTCAGAATCAGCTTGAAGTTGTTCAGCGGGCCGACCTCGTAGCCAGCGGAAGAGGCGACGCCGCCGCCGAGGGCCACGCCCTCCTCAACCCAGAACACGTTGGAGCCGGAGGCGGTGTTGCCAGATGCGTACAGGTGCGGGCAGCCCAGCACGTGGGGCAGCGTCGTGTTCATGACGGCCGGGTTGGTGTTGCACGTGACGTGGATGTTGGACGTGCCCGTGGAGAAGTTCCACATAGAGTTCAGCACAGTTGCGGTGGGGTTGGAGTAGCACCAGATCAGCTCCTTCACCGGGTGGTTGAAGGACAGGCGAACCAGCTGAGCGGAATCGTTCACCGTGGCGATGGAATCACCGCCCGTGTGCTGCACCTGCTCGATCAGGTACTCGTGACCCTTCTGGGCGAAGCGGCGACGCTCCTCCGTGTCCAGGTACACATAGTTGGCCCACACCTGGAAGTCGGTGCTGAAGTACTTGTCGTAGTACGTCGTCAGGTCAAAGTCCAGACGAACCTCGTGGTACTGCAGGGCGATCAGCGGCAGGTACAGGCCCGGGTTGCGGTTGAAGAAGAACAGCAGGGGCAGGTACACACGGGGCGTGTTGCCGCCTGAGGCGGTGGCGGTCACCGGGGAGGAAACCATCTTGCCGTACGCCACCTTGTCGGACTCACCGAGGAACACCTCGGCGTACAGGCGCCACCACGTCTGGTAGTGCTTGTCAATGCGCTGGCCACCGATCGTCAGCTCCAGAGCGGCGATGGCGCGCTCGGCAATCCAGCAGGAATCGTAGCTGGAGTTGTCGGACGTCAGGTTGGCCGCAATGGGCAGCATGGACACGTACATGTTACCGACCAGATCACCGTTGCGGGCGATCGTCACGGACACGCGGCCGGAGGGGGTCGCCGTGCCGTTCACCGTCTGCTGGATGTTCTCCATCGCGAAGTTCGTGTGGCGCTTGTACACCGCCTGGAAGAAGGTCACCTTGGGCTGACCCGTCAGATATACGTCCTGCGCGCCATAAGCGACCAGCTGCATAAGACCACCTGCCATTTGTAATAGTACCCAAGAAAAAAATTTGGAGCCGACCTGCCGCGCCTGGAAATTTTCTCGGACTAAAGTAATCATGAACGGTGCTGCACCTGGTAACGCCACGATGATGAACGCCGCCAAGACCAACGCAGCAAATGCTGGTGCGATTGCTGGTGCGGCGGCGAACGGTGCCGTTCCGGCCGCGGCTGGTAATAAGGCGGCAAATGCCGGCATGAATGTCGCCGCCGCCCAGGCGAATGTCGTTAACGCGCAGAAGATTAACGCAAACGCGCAGGCGAAAGCGAATAACGCCGCGCGCGCGGCTGCCACCGCCTCCCTCACCGCGGCCAACCAGCCAACCCGGGCCAATAATAATAAGGCTGCTTCTGCCGTAAATGGTGCGGCCAATGCGACGGCCAATGCGGCCGTCGCCAACGCCAACCTGGCCAAGGCCTACATGACCCTCAAGAATGCCATGACGGCCAAGGGTCTGCCCCTTTAAGCGATCCGCGCCAAAAACTAAAAACAAAACTATCTGAATATTTCAAATGTCTGCCAAGCCTGCGATTGAAGAAGTTCCTGAAGATGAGGAGATGGATTTCGATGACGAGGATGAGGAGATGGAGATGGAGGATGGCGGTGATCTCCTGGACGCGCTGAGCCAGATGTTCACCACCGAGGAGGGTGAGACGGTCGCCAGTGCCATGGTCGGGGTCAAGGTGGCGCTCGAGATGCAAAATAAGATTTTGATAAAGATCCTGAGTGTTTTGAGCAAGCAAGGGTCGCCAGCCCAGGCTTAAAATTATCTCTCTCTGTCTTACAAATGGAGCGCGTGCAGACCATCGACCACGCGACTCCTGAAAAAACAAACGAAATTCGTATGGAACTCCACCATTCGGATATCGTGAATATGAACGCCGAGCATCTTAACGCATTCGTCACGAAGCTCGAGGATCATATGTGTCTGACTGTCAAGGGGGACAAGTACGTCCCCTGGGTAAACGGTGCTCAAATCTTTGGATTTGAGGATGGACAAATTCAAAATGTAAATATTGATACGATTGGAAACCAGCGCCGGAATTTTGTCACAATTCTGTCTGATGTGTACCATCGTGCCGGGGAGCTAGGCATCCGCGATGATGCAAGCGTTGATGCGACTGGTCTGGAGTTTCGGCTCGGTCAGCGCGTCACGCGCCTCATCGAGACCGTGGACGACACGTACGAGATGATTTTCCGATGGGTCCGAACCTATGAGCGAATCAATCACCCCACGCACGTGCCGATCAAGGGTGACATGGAGTCCCAGATTTTTCGCTGCCAGACCATGGGCCTGAATGACCCGTCAACTGAGAAGGAGGACACGAGCTCATTTCAGAAGTTTCTGTTGTACCTGCTCGATCAGTCGTACAAACTCAAGATGCGTCGGTACGGTGATTACTGTTGTAAACAGATTGCGACCGAGGACGGTCACTTGACCAAGGCGTGGAAACCAGTGATGGAGATCAAGGACTTTGTGTATTATTATTCACAAAAGGAGGAAAAGTACGACATGTGGAAACACATGACGAGCAAGGGTTCAATCGTCACCGACACGATCCGCCACTTGACCAATTGCCGGGATTTGCAATTTCCTCAAATCAAGAAGAACCGTAGCGTGTGGTCGTTCCGAAACGGAATTTTTGTTGGAAAGTTTTTGGACGAGAAGGAGGGCAAGTATGGCACGCGCTTCTATGAATACACGAGCGACAACTTCAAGCACCTCGATCCGACAATCGTCAGTTCAAAATATTTTGATCAAGATTTTGACCCTTCGTCTATTAATATTTCCGACTGGGCTGACATCCCAACCCCTCACATGGAGTCGGTTATGAATTACCAGGGGTTTAGCAAGGATGTGTGCAAATGGCTGTACGTTTTCTGCGGCCGCCTGTGTTTCGATCTGAATGATCTCGACTCGTGGCAAGTCATCCCGTTCCTCAAGGGTATTGCTCGGTCCGGCAAATCTACAATTATTACAAAAATTTGTAAAAAGTTTTACGAGGGACAAGACGTGCGCACGCTCAGCAACAACATTGAGAAGAAGTTTGGTCTCGAGTCAATCTACGACGGATTCATGTTCATAGCTCCTGAGATCAAGGGTGACATGGCACTCGAGCAGGCTGAATTCCAGTCGCTCGTGTCGGGTGAGGACATGAGCATCGCGCGCAAGAACAAGACTGCTCAAAGTCTGACGTGGAAGGTTCCCGGCATCCTGGCAGGTAATGAGGTTCCCAACTGGCGCGACAATTCGGGGTCGGTTCTGCGCCGTCTCGTGACGTGGAATTTTGGCCGTCAGGTGGCGGAGGCGGACCCTCACCTTGACGACAAGCTTGATGCAGAGATGGCGACCATTTTGTGCAAGTGCGTCCGGGCCTATCTCGACTACTCACAGCGTTACTCAGACCAGGACATTTGGAATGTTCTGCCCAAGTATTTCATCGAGATTCAGAATCAGGTGGCGATGGTGACGAATACTCTTCAGCACTTTCTCGCATCTGAGAATGTCGTGTACGGGAAGAACTTGTGCTGCCCGCAGAAGATGTTCGTTACTGCGTTCAATCAGCATTGCCAGGCGAACAATTTGGGTAAACCGCGCTTCAATCCCGACTTTTACGCCGGTCCGTTTAGTTCCAGGCAGGTTGATGTTCGTCCAGGCACCGTGTGGCGCGAACAGACGATGGCTGTGCAGCCATTTGTGTATGGGTTGGATCTGGCCCAAGATTTAAATGCCGTAATCTAGTAATGAACAGGGAGGCTGCTGCCCGTAAGATTCAGGCTGCGTGGGCTCGAAAGCGCGCGCCGAAAACATCCGAGTATGTAAACAAATTTACCAATTTTGATTACGCCCTCACGAAACCCGTCGTCACGTCCACCATCGTGTCGCTCAATGTTCCCTTTCATGATTTGTCGTCGATGCCTCTCCCTGACGGCGTCAAGGAACTTCTTGGATACACGGCAACTGGAAAACTCCCCGTCGTTCGCAAATTGCGTGGGCGCAACACTATTCTAGGCGCGACGAACGTTCAAAAAGTCAAGAGGTGGGCATTCACAATTGATTTTAAAAATCCAGATTCAAAGGCGTACGTGAGTCATAACGATAGCGCCAAGATGCAGATTAGCACGACCGGCCCATACGAGCGCGTAATTAGAATTCTCAATAAGACTTATTACCCAGGTATCATTTCGTCCCCGATAAAGATTGTGAAGATTGACACGCGCATGTACATCAACCGCGCCATAAACTTGGATGATCTCGGGGAAGAACTCGCTCGCCGCGTGCCCAAAACGCGTCTGCTCAAGTGGGATTACACCCCGGAACTCATGCCAGGGGCCTACCTTAAATGGTCAGACCCCCGGGCCAGTCTCATCATATACACGAACGGCGCCATATTGACTCAGGGTCTCAAGAGCCTCGAAGACATTGGATCAACTTCTGAAATTTTAAAACAAATTTTTACAAAATATTTAGTAGATCGCTTCAAGGTGTTCAAGTACGCACGGGGCGCCAAGGCTGGTAATTACACCGGAATTGCGGCACCGCCAATGCCCGCCCGGCGCAACCTGGCGGCGAAGCGTGTCCGTGCGGCGAATCGATACTCGCAGGCGGCCGGGTGGAACAACACCCGGCCTGGATTTTACGTACGACCTGGACCGAACGCCAAACCTCGCTTTTATCCACTCGTCGCCAATCTCAAACTCGTCCGCCCCAAGATGATCCGCGCCTACACGGAGGCGGGCGTTCCCATTCCCGCAACCGTGCGCAATCTTTTTGCACTGGCTGGGAACGAGGAGCTCGCGCCCAAGGTGGAGGGCCGGCGCGCACCAAACTGGACATCGACCAAGGAAGGGCACTATGTGAAGCCCGGACCGGGCGGGCAGCCGTACTTTTACCAGGTGCCCAAGGGGCTGGCTGCGGCCCGGCCGACGATAATTGCCGCGTACAAAAAGGCGGGCGTGAATATCCCACAGGCTGTTCGCAATCAATTCAAAATCAAGAACGGCCCAGCCAATAACGCAACGGCCGGTAACTGGAAAAAGCCAACTCACTGGCTCAATTACAATGCAAAGGGCGGGGTGAGAATAAACGGGAGACAGTATGACCGGTACACGCGCCCCGAACTCGTGCAGATTGCCAGAAATATAGGAATCGCCGAAGTGAGCGAGGGTCAATCTCTCTCCAAGATTGCCGAACTCATAGCCAAATACTTGAAACCTTATACAAATGTACCGAATACAATTATTAACGGAGTGCCCGTCATTATCATGAACAATGGTCGTGTGAAACGCGGATCGCGTGCACGCCAATGGGCCACCCTCAAGAACGCTGAGCGAGAGGCGATTGCTCGTGGAATTCTCAATTCTTTCAAGTTTGCAGAATATGAAAAAGTTCAGAAAAATTTTAAATTTAATTATTTGATCGGTGCAAAGCGGCAGATGCAAGAGGAGGCGCGAAATGAGGCGGTTGCCGGACGGTCGAACGAGGCTCTCGAATCCGCAAGTTCCTCCAATTCAAACAATTCCAATTTTACACGGAATTTGGAATATACAATGATGGCAACCAACTTGCTTGGGAATGTAAACTCGGCAACTATAAATAAGTTTGTAGCCGTCATTAAGAATCTCCCGTCTGGGGCGCGTGGGAAACCCCTGAAGACGACGATTGAAAAGGCGGCCCGAAATTTTAAGAAATCTTTGACGACCAATACACAGTTGGCAAATATACGCAAGAATTACGCCGCCGCCATCAAGATTCCCAATTGGCTCCCACCCAACTTGCGCAATTCTTATAAAAACCAGCTCGTCCGCCTCGGCACGAACGTCAACGCCAAAGGATCTCTCCCCAATAAAGAATCCGTCCGGCGCGGAATAAAGGCCTGGCTGAACGGCGCTCTTCCTCAGCAGGGCAGAGCATCTTACAACCGTGAAAATATCGAGACTGGAATTGTGACGCGTGTACCCGAATGGAATCCGGCAAAGCGCCGCACTCCTGAAATTCCCAACATTGCCGTGAAGCGCGTGGGCCCTGAACGCAAAAAGCGCGCACCCAAGGCGGCGCCTGTCGGGGGGCCGGTCGTGGGGCCGGTCAAAAAGGCGCGCAGGGATCCACGTGAAAACAAAAACTACCTCGTGCCCAGAAACGCAAACGCTGAAAATCTCGTCAATGCAATTGCAAATATAGGACTTGGGATCGGTCCGGCCAATCGGTACTCGTGGTCTTACCTCGCCTCAAAGGGTCTGAATAATCGCCATTACCAAAACTGGATGAATTTCACAGCGTCCCCGGAAAAGCCACTGAATGTAAACACGGCCAAAAATGCACTGAGTTCCTTAAAGACGGCCAAGGCGCGCCAAGAGTGGCTGGTTGCACATCGATCAAAATTTAATAAAAATAATTATCATACACTTTTGGGTCATCGCCAGGAGCTGAACCAGAAGAATAAGAACCGCCGAGCGGCCGCGCGCGAAAATCGCTAGACGCATTCAAGAATGTTGAAAATCTTGTACATGAGCGAAAACAGTGAATTCTGATCACCGATAGATTTTGGATCGATAATCTCAAACTCAACGTGCCAGGTGGTGTCCTCGTCAGAGTCGGGATCTTCGGGATCTCCCTTGATTTGAGACAAGTCAATTGACAAATTCTTGCGCACAAATGACCATCGCCGCTTCTCCTTGACGCTCGCCATCTCCTCGTCGTCCTGCTCGTACGGCACCTCCTTTGAGATGCCCAGGCGCACGTCGAAAGGGCAGTTGTCTAGGTCGAAATCAGAAACGGCCACTCGCGTCTTCACAACAGCAACCGACTCATCAGTGTCTTCGTCAACGGTGATTCGTTTGTTTGCAGACCCGTAGTATACCGCGTACGTCTTTTCCGACCGCGACTCCCACCCCTTGAACCGGTCAAGAGCCTTGAGAATTTTGAAAAATGAATCCTTGCCTACATTTGTATCAAACTTGTGGGGCGTCTTGCGCCCGAGACGCATCTCAATCTCGACGTGATCAGAAGACGCGTGCTTGCGAATGAGCGGCTCCCAAACCTCGAAGAGGCGGCGCGCGGTTTCCATATTAAAGTTTAGTAGAGTGTTTGTTTTAAGGCGCGATGAAAGGGCTGCCGAACCTCGGCAACACCTGCTATTTCAACACGGCCGTGCAGTGCCTCGCGCACGTGCCGCTCCTGGCAAACTCCCTGCTCAGGGACGGGTATGAAGGACCGTGCAAACTGACACACGAGTTTAGCAAGGTGGTCCGGCAGATATGGTCTGAATCTGAAATTCCAGACCCACACCCCTTGCACCATGCTTTCACGACACGATTTCCTAGTTTCTCCGGTACAGGTCAGCACGATGCACAAGAGGTGATACTCTGCATGATTGATGTTTTTGAAAATTCTTTGAACAAACAGTTTATAAAAAGAATTTTCACAGGTCGTGAGGCACAGGAGACTGTGTACCCGGGTGGAAAGTCTATACGGACGGATGATTTTGTTTCTATAATGTTTCCAACTGTAAGCGCGCCGGAGGAGGTGACTCTCGGTGAACTCGTGCGTCGTAGAGAGAAACACACCGCCCTCTCCGGGTACACGGATGATGGCGGGCAGACGCACAGCGTGGCGGCGGTCTGCCAGAGGGTCGTCGAGTGGCCTATAGTCGCGACTTTCACGTTCGGAATGTACGGTCCTAAATCCACAGTCATTCTCCCTGAAATTTTTGAAAAAAGAAAACTGTTCGCGGTTGTGCTTCATGCGGGGATGATGCACGGGGGACACTATGCGGTCGCAGTGAGACACGGGGACAAATGGGTTATAAAGGATGATGAAACTATTCATGAATTAAAAGAGGCTCCACTCAAAGGTCAATTCTACATGGCTATGTACAGGCTACAAACTCAGACAACTGAATGTTCTCCCGGATATTCACCAAAGTCCGGAAGTAAGTCCGACGATTGTTTGGATACGTCTTATCGGTCCGTATCTTCTCCACAAACCATCCCAGGTCGCCGTACCCGCACTCGAGTATCGACCCGTCCGGATTCACAACGCGGTTGTGAAGGTTTAGTTCCGCCTCTTTGTATTCAGCCCCTCGATCCTGCACGAAAAGTTCGCGTCCGTTCCGAACTAAAAAGTCGATGGTTATACGGTCACGGGGCTTCCATTTGAAGAGCGTTTCGTGCGTCCCCATGCGGATAGGATCAGGCACGGGTGTGAATACCAGGCCGTCAGTCACCCACGGGAACGAATCGAGTGGCGGCAGCGACGCAAAGTCGCGCATACGGATCATCGTCTTGATTCTGATTTCAAACGGATCCTTGGTTGATCGGATGACGCTCTTGAGCAGTGCGCGCGCAGCCTCTAGACGGTGAACAAGGGGAGTACGGCGCACGTCAACTCCCTTGACGACGACGGCATCATAAACGAGAAATACCGGTTTACCACCCGCCTTGAGATCAACGAGCTCCCCGTCGAGTATGGTGCCTCGTGGAATCATGGTGCACACGGGGGTCATGGCAAAGGCACGGTTCACGAGATGTGCAACGCGCTTTCCATCGTGCTCGCAACTCACGAGCATGTGACGAACCCCGTCCGTTTTTTCACACACAAAATATTCCCTCTTTCTAAATTCAACAAAATGCCGGCGCTCAATTGAGACCGGTTGCGGTCCTGGGAATCGGTCTGCATCCACCGATTCCCACGACTGTTGTATAAAAGCCTTTACGGCCTGTTGCATGTTTTTGTTTTAGCCTCTAATCTCTAAGGGCGGAGCTCTACGCCAGAAGTCTCGAGGATGTTGCCAACGCACTCGTAAACGAAATGACAGATGACTGTTGCAGATGTGACTGCACCAATCTTGATTCCAAGGTTCTGAAGTGTACAGAACATCGTTTCGTCCATGGGAAGTTTTACGGGCATTTTATCCCCTCGCAATTTTTTATCGACGGGTTTCGCATCCATAGCCCATACACGTGCAGAAGTGCTCTTGACCTCGTAAAGAGAGTCGGCCAGCTTCTTACCAACCTCAGTGTCAAACTCGAGTCCACGCTGGCACGCCGCCTCAGTAGTCCCCTCCTTCGTGCGGCGCGCAAATCGGTCCCAGTTAATACCCTCTTTGACAGCTGGAAAAACGAGAACGTTCAGACCTTTATCGAACGTGTCAATCGCCTTGTTAATTGATTTATCATCCAGATTTGTACCGTACTCCATCCAGATGATTCGCTCACCAGATTTTATCATCTTGGGCAGACCTGCACGGTCATTCACAAACGCAATATCCAGATGCTTGCCCTTCATCATACAGAGCATGTGAATATTCATCATCGTGTGAAGTGTCGTGGCACTAATAGACTTGTTTCGCGTTACTGCACATATATGAATCACGGACATTACAACTAAAATGTCGTAACCTTTTAACTATGAAGTCACTGGCGCTCCTCGCATTCGAGGCTTTTGTCGTAGGTGTGTTACTTTCTCTTATTTTTATGATTGCGCGGCGGTACATGGACGTCGTCCCCGCGGCGTTTGTGAGCGGGGCGGCGTTTCACCTGGCGTGCGAGGCGACGGGCGTGAACGCGTGGTACGCGCGCACCTACTTCAGCCGCTCGTCCATCACCCCGTGAAACCGAATGTTACCCACGTGACCCAGGGTCGTCGTGACGTCCGCGAAAATCTGCCCGTCCATCTGTTGCCAGCGACGGCAGAATGCGTAATCCTCGGACAGGTACCGGCGACTCACGGGGTCGATCATACAGTCGAAACACGCGTGATAAGTCTCGAGATCACGGTTCTGATGGTCATTCTGGCACATGAGTTCGGGATATTTTTCCTCCATCTTTCCGAAAACATGGCGCTTGATGAGCATGAATCCAGTCGGCCCATCAAGCACCTCGGTGAATCCGTTCACGACAGGCGTGTTCGCATACTTGAAATTCATCACGAGACTCGATCCGAGCTTATTGGGATCACGCACGTCGCCTGACTTGAACGCCGCGTCAACCTGATCCCACATGATGCACTTCTTGGGATAGCACGCGACGGCAACATCGTGACCAGAGTCAATCAGACGCATGACAGACTCGGGGTCGAAGTGAATGTCGGCGTCGATGAACAGAAAGTGTGTCGCCTGCGTCTTCTGCATGAAGCGAGCGACGGCGAGATTGCGAGCACGGTGCACAAGCGACTCGTTCTCCGTCGTGTCGAGCATCATCTGAATTCCGCGCTGTGCGCACAAACGCTGGAGACGCAAGAGGGACTCTGCATAGGCCCCGAGACAAACGCCACCGTAACACGGCGTGCTTACGAATAAAATCACTGGACTCATTACAAAGTATTAGCCCAAGGCTTTTAAGTCCTTCATTACTATAGCCTCTAACTTGGTCAGCGTGGGGACTGAAACATCGCAAATTTTACACAACTCCGCCTTGGTCACCCCCTTCTCCTTTAGAAATGTCCACATCACCGCGCACGCCACCGCCTTGGGAGTTCGTCCTTGCAGACCAGAAGAGTCCTCGAGTTTTTTACACGTAGAAATGATTCGCATCTTGAGTCTTCCACGGTCAGACTCGTTAACGTTCGTAACGCTATTCCAAAAACGAGCAATCAAGTCGGATGGTGTCGTGACCGTCACCTTCGCCTCTGGAACCTGATCGAGAAAAATCTCCGTCGTACGAGCCATGTCACGGACAGGAATCTCGAAGGCGGCTGCAATTTCCTGTGTCGTTCGCGCCACCCCAAACTCCTTACACGCCTGAAATATACAGTTCGCCTTGACGCCCACGCGAATAGCTCCACGCGTGAGCGTCGATTCACTAAAGTGCCTGTACTTGATCTTCGCAGCGTACATCACGTTGTCCGGAAGACTCAGGATCTGCTTCCCTACACGGTCCATGTCTGCATAAGAGTGAAAGAGGCTACGATCTTTGTGATTCATGGACGTGTGAAAGTTGATTCTGGCCAACCTCTTCATGCTCCCAGCCGCCGAAGATTTAACAGTCATAATTGTTCCCGTGTTCCAGGCGGCGCTAAAGTGGTCGAGATTCGTGGGAGCGCCAACGCGAGAGGGGTCCGACACCGCCCCATCGTCGTCCATGCCTCCACGCCATTCAGGCTCGTCCGACACGTAAGAGTAATCGGCACGTCCACAATCACTGCACGTGGGCAGACCATCTGAATTGAAAATCTTCAGACCTCCACACCCGCACTCCCAGTCAGGTCGCGCCGCCGGCTGGCTCCCAATCAGTGGCGCCCTGAGTTCGTCAAAAGCGGCCCACGCAGCATCAAGTGCGATTGTCATGATTTTGGTTTTTGGATAGGACCGCGTTAGGGTCCTGTGCAAAAAACATGAATTCCTATTAATGGACATGCTTGTAACCGCTGTTGCTATCGCCCTCCTGTGCCTGGCCGCGTGGATGCTCTACAAGCGCTTCAGCGCTCGATTCAAGACCCAGCCCGCTGATCAGGAGGAGGATTTCGAGGAGTATGAGGATGACGGACCGACCGGGCAGGAGGCGGTGGCCGATCCTATTCGTCCAGAATCTCCGGCTGCACTTGATTCGAAGAAGGATGCGTGATAATCTCGTGAATCACACAATATGTTAGACATTGCTCCGCATCCAAATATAAATCTTTTTTCAAAATTTTATTCAACTTTCTAGGAGGGATGGCAGTCTCAGACTCGTAAACCTTCTTCATCCGATCCATGTCTTTTGTGAAATTTTGCATGTGATCCTTGAGTTCCTCATACTTCCCCCAGACTCCATCCGCGCTAATCTGATGAATTAGCACGTATGAATTCTCAGACATTTTTCGAACAGATCCGGCTAAAAGTATAAGAGTTGCCGCGGACGCGCACACGCCATCGGCAACGGTCGTCACGTGAGCACGCAAGCTGCGAATGTGATCCATCGCACTGAACCCGGAATAGAGATCACCCCCGTCACTCTTAATGTACAAAGTCACGGACGGATCTTGTTCGATTCCTATATCGATGTAAATTTTACGGAGGTGCTTAACGAGAGCTCGCATCTTGGTAACGAGCTCGCGAATGCTGTCCTCATTCACTTCACAATGAAAAAATACTTCATTTCCTTGTACAGTGACGTAAGAGCACTCGCCTCCGGTCTCCATCTTGTATCATCAGGTGTGTGTTTTTTTATGTGCCCATGGTAGAAGATGGGCATAGCCGGAATGTTCGCAAAGAAGGCGGCTAAAGGATCAACAAAGGTGGCTGCCAAGGGGGCCTCCAAGAGTGCTGCCAAGGGGGCCTCCAAGAGTGCTGCCAAGGGGGCCTCTAAGAGTACCGCAAGGGGAGCCGCAAAGAGTGCCTCCAAGGGTCCCGACGGTGGCGCATTCTCCCGTTACGCACCCGGCTCGGCCATTGCTGCCGGAGCGGCCGGTGCCTCTGGTCTCGACGGAGGGCCGTCCGGGTTCGATGGCGGAGGTGGCATAGGCGCCACGGCGGCGTCTTGTCAACCACCCCCGGCCACGAAAATTAATATTCAAATTTCTGGATCAGACATGGCGGCGTCGTCGGGAGTGTTCGCCGAAACAATCGGTGGAGGCGGGGAAGATGAGGGAGCCGGAGCTACCGGAGGGGGCGGCTCTTCGTCGAAGAAGAAGAAGAAGCCCGCGGCCAAGAAGAAGCCCGTGCCCAAGAAGAAGCCCGTGCCCAAGAAGAAGCCCGCGGCCAAGAAGCCCGCGGCCAAGAAGCCCGCGGCCAAACGCACGTCTAAGTTCACACTCATGGGGGGTCCGGTCACTCGAGGGAACGACATTGCATGGGCTGTTATTGCATTTATCCTCGTGGCCCTCTTGATTTTGATATAATTTTTTTGTGATCCAGTAGTAGGTGCGATGTCACGCCATGATGTGTATTTCGCAGGTCGAAGTGAGGGCTACATCAAAATGCCTAAAATAAAAATTAAAAAGATTTCTCCAAAAGATTTTGGCAAAGCATTATACAAGTTTAGCGGCGTTCAAGGGATGGTTGATACCGGTAAAGCTCTCGGTAAGTGCAAGCCTAAAGACGCGAAATGTATAGCGTCCAATCTTGGTAATCTTGCACTGTCAGCGTCTAGTTTCGTTCCAGGAATTGGCGTCGCAGGACGCGCGGCTTCAGTGGCCAAGATGGCCGTTACGGCTGCAAAAGTTGGAAAAGCCGCAGCTGCAGCCGCCAAGGCTGGAAAAGCGGCTTCCGCTATTGCCAAGGTTGGAAAGGGGATAGGAAAAGCCGCCGATGTAGCAGGAGGGTTCGTGGGTGATAACGCTGGTGTACTTGCAGGAGGAGCTGCACTTCTAGGGGCTGGTGCGCTTGGGGCGGCGGCTCTTAGAAGTGGTGAGGCGGAAATGCCCGCCGCTCCTGAATTCCAGATGCCCGCAGCCGCGCCTGGATTCCAGATGCCCGCAGCCGCGCCTGGATTCCAGATGCCCGGGGCTCCGGGTCTACCAGGGATGCCTGGACTACCCGGGGCTCCCGGGGCCCCAGGGGCTCCCGGTGGCAGCGGATATCTATACGCGCCAATTCAGATGCAACAACCTCCTCCAACTCCAGTGAAAATTAATATTCAAATTTCAGGAAAAGACATGGCGGCATCATCTGGAGTTTTTGGCGACGAGGAGATAGGTGTGAAGCAACCACCCGGGCGTCAGACTGTCAAATCACCGTCGGGTGGGGACGAGGAAGAAGAATCGGGTGGCGGTGCCAAAGCGGCTTTATTGGGATTTGCAAAAAACGCAGCTTCTAAAAAACTCGCCAGTGCCATGAGTGGTGAGGGTTTCACACTCGAGGGTGCCGAATTCAAGACGGGTCTGAACTGGTTTGCAATTCTATTTTTTTTAATTTGTATTCTTGTCATTTTCATTTCGAGATAGATGCGTTATATTCATTGAGGAAATCGATTGGGAAAGTGGTCTGCACGTCAGCCATGGTGACTGGTTTCCCATTGATCTTGGCTTGCAGCTCGTTGAAAATCATAAGAAAATCTTTGAACATTGAGTTTAGATCCTCTGGGCTCATGGCCGCAATGTCGATGGGAGCGCCCTTGCCCGCCTTGGCGAGCATGAGCATCACCTTCTGTTTGTATTCCGCGACGTCCGCATCCGTGTACGTCTCGGACATACCCCGCATGAAAACAAGAGAATACAAAACAAACAACAAAATCAGGGCTGAGATGATATACCCGTCCATTTACTTAAATGTGCATATTTTTTTCATAAAAGAAATATCCTGTGGAGTCAGTTCCGGGTAATCGCCTGAGCGGAGGATCACCAATGGTATAGTCTCTAGAGAGTTTGTTCCAATTTTTTTATAAATCAAATCTAACTTCTTTCTCTTCATGCAATAATTCTGAAACTTGGTCCATAGTGAACCGGGTCGAAGTTTTTTTAAAGTTTTTTTAATAATCATGGCTGGAGTGAAGACGGCAGCCGCGACAAAGTACGGAGTTTGATCCCAGTTCTGGGTCCTGTAGATGTGTTCGTCAATGACGTCGGCTGAACTCATCACGTCCGCAATGCCGGCAATGTCGTCCATGGTGAGATTCGGTGCATCCGTGTAATTTTCTTGAACAACGGCCCACGAGTAACCATGTTCATGCAGAGAGGACAAGGTCGGCCTCACACCCTTGGCGCCCTTTACAAACAGGGTGTCGAGATCATGCTTAGGTTCTTGAAAATTATCGGGAGCATCGGAATTAAACTCGAGTCCTTGAAGAACGAATCGTACAGATCCATTTGACCTGGAGATGAGATCAGCCACAAACTTCTTGTCCGCATCTGGATTTTTTGAAAAAACAATTCTTTCAATTTTTTCAGGAGATGGGGCGTGATATTCTTGGTTGAGTACAGGAAACCCGAGCTTGACCGGACCCCGTGCAGTTATGAAGAGCTGACCACGTGATGGTGGTCCGGTCAGTTCACGGAGTCCTACGAGCTCCGCCATAGTCTCGAAATCGTCGATGATGACCGGTCGATCAGCGCTTCGGACGCGGTCCAGGAAGTCCAAGGTTCCCTGCTTTGATCTCAGAATATCCTCGGTCAACCAGATGCCGTGCGCCATCTCAACCAGGTGAGTCTTTCCGATACCAGGCGCGCCCCAGAAACACACGGCACCGGCATCGGTCAGCTCCTGCGCCGACCCGGTCGTTGTTTTTTGATTCTTTAATTTAATGAAACGATCCATTACAGAAGAGGCGGATGATTCTTTAACGAAGCAAGTCTTAAATATGATACTCGAAAACAATGCATTTATGCCTTATATCATAGGGTGGATGGCGTTCAATGTCATCATACTCGCCCTGGTGATTTATATCTCAATAAGAATTAGCCTAAAACAATGAGCGCGCGGAGCGTGAGGGTCGTGCGGGACACGGACGGTCGTCACAAGTTCAAGGCTATATTCCCAGAGGGTAGAACAGTTCATTTCGGGGCGAAAGGGTATTCGGATTATACGATTCACAAGGACCTGGCACGCATGAAGCGCTACGTGACACGTCACAGGCGGCGGGAAAACTGGGGTCGTTCGGGCAGGTACACACCCGGATTCTGGTCGAGATGGCTTCTCTGGTCCAGGCCAAGTCTCAAAAGTGCGATTGCACGAACTCAACGGGTTTTAGGCCGCCGCATTATTTTCCGACTCTCTTAGTAAATGAGCACGTACACCAGACCTACATTTATATTTATAGTACTTTCGGTCGGTGTTATGATTACGACTTCACTCGCGGTGAACAAGATTCCGTCCAAGAAGCGAAAGGGTGCGAGTTTTGGCATGATAATAATGGGTCTTATATTGTCCATAGTGTCAATATTGTACAACTTTTGGTTATACGCCAAGGAAACAGGAATGAACAATGCAGTTAAACAGAGGGGCGCGGCTATGTTATCTTCCTTTCAAGCAAAGATGCCAGCCGGCGCGACGAACATAGGCGCACCGACATTGGTGTGATTTTTTCCTAAGGCTATAATAATAAATGGCTGCCAACGGTGCACCCCCTCTACCAGAGATTCAGGCGGCGCCCAACGCCACAGCGCAAGGGGCCGTCCCGGAACTGACCCCCAACAACAACAACGCCGCCCGAGTCAGAATCGCCGAACGAGCAAGGTTGTACAGAGAACAGCAGGGACTGGATGGTGAGCCCCTCCCGCCGTCGCCGCGTAATGGTGGCGTGCCCAATTCTCATCCACCTGAAGGTAATGAAACTAAGAAATCTGGTAATGCCACCACCAGCAAATTTGTTCCGGCCCTTCAGCTGGCAAGTGCGATTATCGCCGAGTCTGGTACGGGCTTCGGTCTCGGGTATGCACTCGGAAAGGGAAAGCCACCTGGCGTGATAGGCGCTTTGTTTGGTATATCAGTTGTTTTTGGTGCTGAATTCTATATTCGATATGGTGGTGCTAAATCCATGTTTTATCTGTTTGGTGCCATTCTGGCCCTCTTCGGCGCTGGACTCATCCCGTATATGTCCATGACGCAAGGCGCCGGTGCCAAGAAGGGCAAGGCACCGAAGGTATACCTACCCACCGTGGCCGCGTCGTGGTCGGTGGTTGCGATAATTGTATGTATGGTTCTGTCGGGTGGGGTTAATAAGGCTGACACTCTCCAGGGTGTGATTCTGTCGCTCCTGTACGCCGCCGTGTCATCTGCCGCAGGTTTCAGTGTTGCAACCCCTGGCCCGACTTCGGGTGGAAATACGTCATTCGCTATGATGATATGGGGAGCTCTTGTAATGTTCGACATGGCCGGTCTTGCACGTGAATAAAGGAATAGTTCTAACATAATAAAATGATCATCGGTCTCGTCGGTCGTTCACGTGTAGGAAAGGACACGGCCGCGAGTTTTTTTGAAGGGACGCATCAGGTGCGTCGCTTGGCTCAGCCCGTAAAGGACGCTTGTAAAGTTCTTTACGGATGGAGTGATGTGAATGTGGAGAGCGCGATCAAGGAGGATGTCGACCCGGTATGGGGCGTGACTCCGCGCTTTGCAATGGTGCATTTGACGCATTCTACGCGTGTGTGCGCTGGTGCCGATTTCTTCACGCGAAGATTTTTTGATTCATGGGATGGCTCACCGATTGTCATCCCAGACGTTCGGTTCGAGGATGACGTTCGGGAAATTCACCGACTTGGCGGGGTGACTATCAAGATTACCCGCAAGGGTGGTCCTGAGCATATATTCGAGAGTTCTATCGACACAATGTACACAATGTATGAAGTGGAGAATAACGGCACGATTGAGCAACTTCGTGAAAATATTTTCAGTTGCCTAGGTCGAGAGTTTGTGATGGGTTCGAAGCCTGTTGAGACATTGCCGCACTCAGACGCGTGAATGCGTCGGGTGTGTTGGCGCCGTCGAAGTTCATCGTACACGTAGGCCCGATACCGATTGATCCCGCCTCGGAGAATGCATCCTGATTTGCGCCCAGATATACGAACGTCCACCCGTCTTTTGTTTTGGACTCGATGAGATCCTTGATATGTCCCTTGGTGTAATGCTGGCTTGAGTTCTCAACGCCGTCCGTCAGTACGATAATGGTAGGAGCGTCTGGACTCGTCCACGCCTTGATTGTCCGACCAATTGCATCAAGTAGAGCGGTTGACCCGCGCGGCTGGTACGTCGTACGGTTCAGTGGCACCACCTCGCCTATAGGCTTTTGATTGTAGGTCACGCTGTACTCGTGATCAAACTGCACCAGAGTCACGGTGCCCCCAAACACCGCCTGATCAGAGATGAACGAGTTGTAGCCACCGATGGTGTCATCCCAGCACGTCTCCATAGATCCGGAGCGATCGAGGAGGAAGACACGGCTGGCCATTGTGAATTTTATGACTGCACTCTTTAGGTGATGTTCCTGTCTCGGTCACAAACCCAGAATTTTTTGCAGTCCGACCCTGACGGATTCGCGAGCCGTCTTTCTTCGATTGACCTCGGGGCACGTCATTCACGATCTAGATCTGATTATATTGAAAAGTCTGTTCGGAGTGCACAGGATTTCACGGTCGACGAGAAGGATGCCATATGGCGAGAGGTTCAGCGCGCGGACGAATACCTTGCCGGTACACGCTATAGCGGGGTCCCGTGGCGGATAGCCAAGGCGCAGTACGAGGAGGGCCTTCCTCACACTCGTGGTACGGTTATATTCTTGCCCGGTGTTGTCGATGCCGCAACGCTTGTCCATGAGATGGTCCATGTTATTCAGAAGACACGCGGTCCTAGAATACCGCCTGGTTACACGCGATCGAGTGCTACATTTCAGAACATTCGGGCCAACCCTGACACGGATGGAAAGGTGTGGTTCATGGGAAACACACCGGCTGATTCGTTTTACAAATCTTCACGGCCCATGGGTATTTCGGACGTGGTTCAATATGTTGAACATCCGTTCGAGGCGGAGGCGTATGCAGTGTCAGACGCTTTTCGGCCGAATACGCGCTGGAACGCGTGAGGTTGACACGATCCTCTTGCCGTCGATAAACTTGGCTTTACGCCCGTACAATCTTCTCCCGTACTCGAGGACGACATAAGTGCCCTTGCGGGTAAGGAAAAAGTGCCGACCCGCACGGTTTTGAAATCTGGTCGGTAGCAGCGTCGTTTGCTCCAGGAGAGCCGCTCGTCTCGATGGCCCTTTCTTCAGGAGAAGCGCCTCCCGCCGCGTCTGTCCTCTCGCCATTCCCTGCAGCAGATCCAATCTCTTCATATAAAAATCTTGGAAAAAAATACCACTTGATGGTCGGTCCTGGAGTCGGCCCGCCCACCGACTCCTATTATGTTCAGGATTTGTCCACTCTTCGAAATGTTTACAAAGAGTGGACGGAGGCTTTGCCAAACGTAAAGCCATACTACGCAGTCAAGTGCAACCCGGACACCGAATTGGTGGCGTGCCTCGCCACCCTTGGGTCAAACTTTGATTGTGCGAGCCCTTCCGAGATTCAACAAGTATTGGACTTGGGGGTTGATCCAGGGAGAATTCTGTATGCCAACCCGTGCAAACGTTCACAGGATATGGTATTTGCGAAAAATGTGAAAATTTTGCGGACAACGTTTGATAGCGTGTGCGAGCTCAAAAAGATGGCGCGCGTGGGGTGGAACCCTGAACTTCTTTTGAGAATAAGAGCCGATGACCCAAAGGCTCGGTGCAACCTCGGAGTCAAGTATGGAGCCGAGGAGAACGATTGGGACATTCTGTTGTTTACGGCCCGTGCATACGGATTCACCGTCGTTGGTGTTTCATTCCACGTAGGTTCCTTTGCCACGTCACCTGGCATTTTTTCGGCAGGTGTGCGCAAGGCGGAGCAAGCCATCGAACTCGCGCGTGACCACGGATACTCCCCTCGCATTATTGACATCGGCGGGGGATTTAGCGCGTCGCACGGATTGCCTAAAGATCAGATACATACAGAATATGAATTGATAGCTGAACCCGGTCGCTTCTTCGTTGAACGTGTCAGCACGCTCTACACCCCGGTCATCGGCACGAAAGGATCGGGTGTTACAATCGATGAAAGTCTGTACGGGGCTTTTAACTGTATATTATTTGATCACGCGGCTCCCCTCCCAAAGGAGGTTCTTCGTGGCGGAATTCCACTACGCACGGACTCGGTGGCCATGACGATTTTCGGATCGACGTGTGACGGCGGGGATCTCATCGCGAAAGAGGCTCTTCTACCAGCGGACACGAGCGAGGGAGATGTGATTGTATGGGAAAACATGGGCGCTTACACAAGTGCGGCGACGACTCAGTTCAACGGATTCCCATTCAACAACAGAAAAAAGATTTACATTGAGTAGGACTATGAGGGTAATATACATGCCCAATTCAGGCAAGCCGATTGAGGAACCAAAGAAGCCAGCCCCGAATCCCGCGCTTCTGGTGGGAGGGACGGGGGCGACCGCAGTGGCTGGGTACACTGCATACAAAGGGTGGGAAACGCTCATGCAGTACAAATGGGTGATTCTAATTGCAATTATTCTTATAATTTTGGTTGGTTTTTTTGCATGGAAAATCTTAAAGGGTGATAAGGAGGACACTCCAGAAGAAGAATAATGGAGGCTTTCGAGATTACATACAATGATGAAACAAAACAATGGGTTAAACGCCAGTGTGTCAAGCCGCGAGAGATTGTACCCGAACGCCGCCCGCGCATCTCCAACTGCGCGCTGGCCGCAGTCACATTCCAAGCATTCGTGGGGTTGTGGCTGCTATCACGGTGGCGCAGTTGATTGTCGTCACTGAAAGCGTGTCAACGACTGTGCGGAGACCTTGACAAGCGGGAGATCCCCCTGAAAATATAGAAACAAATAAACCCGTGCATTTTTCCCAGTAGAGCCATTCGGCACCGTAACGCATCACATGAGACCCCGCGGCGAATAGGATAGCCTTGTACAATGAATTCATTATTCTAGAAACGTCTCGACTTTTTAATTCTTGTAAAAATTTGCCATGTGCAAAGCCCTGTTTGCCATGTGTTCGTTTGAATGATTAGTCACTATATACTGTCTAAACATAACTTTATTAGGAAACTTATTTGTTAGTACCCTGTGTTCTGCAAAGAATTTGTTCCAGGAATTTCTGTTCAATTTATTTGCAAAATTTACAGCCGCCCGAGATGCTTTCAGAAAGTGCGAGAGAAATCGAACCGTATCAAGGTTTACGACATCTCCCATGCACTTCATCAGGCTACGTATTGTTGGATCCGCACCTGTATTCGATCTGTAATATCTAGAAAACTTTAGCCATGTGTATCTCGACGGCCTTTGCGCAAACTCGCGGGCCGCAGCACATCCTTCGTTCTTGAGCGAATTGCCAAAGTAGTTCCACCTTCTCGACATATCTATAGTCGCGTTTTTTTTTGTTGCCCATATTATAATGAATGGTTGTGGACAACTAGGCGCCATACAGACGCGCGGCACGTGTTGGTTTTATTCCATTCTCAACGGGTTCATACTGTCTGAGAATGGACAGAAAATTCTATACATGAGACTGCGCGAATATTACAAAAAACTGAAAAGTAACGAGAAGGAGTATTTTGACGCGGCTCACAACGCCCCGTGTCCCATGAAAAATATTACAAAAACAAAAGAAATATATTTTTGGAAATTTATAGATCAGTACTTGTGCTTCATGAGCGGCCCGCGTGCCCTTACTCTTAAGGCGGACAAGTCAGCTGAACTTCTGGGCAACATGAGCCTACAAGGCACGGTTGCCAAAAAGAATCAAGGAGGAAAGGGGGCGTTCCCTCAAATGGAAATTTCTAAAATTCTAGAACACGTTGGGTTCAAGGGGGCGTTTGATATGAGATACGCGGAAGGAGTTGCTAAATTTGACGGGCGCAAGAAACCTCAATTTGTCATTGTTTCCAATTCTAATATACACAAACACTCTTACATGAAAGAAATTCCTTATGAATTCATGAACGACCCGGATTACTCACTGACGAGCGCGTCCATTATTATCGCGAATACTCTCGCCAACGCGTCCGAGCAACACCGGTACCACGCCGTTGCGGGATTTATATGCAATGGTCAAGGGTACATATATGATTCAAACCAGCGAAAAGTATTCAAGTGCAACTGGTGGAACAAACATGAGTTGATTACTGTGGTCACTAAAGAAATTTCACAAATTTATTCATTCTTCAGGGGAGGCAAGGTGAATTATTACGGATACGCATTCGCTCTTTTCACACGCAATGAATTTGTAAAGGATGTGTCCCCTGCGTGCTTGATGAAGTACAGAGTGAAGACGCCCAATGTTAACAAACATACTCTTGCCGATCCTCTCCTCGGTAATAAAATTGATAAAGGGGTGTACGCAACCATGTACAACCCGGCCCAGATCATCGCCATCAAGCGCAAATGGGCCCGCGCCGAGCACAGACCCGTCCTCAACGTTCCTGAAAGTGTTATGAATGCAATTATACGCAATGCCAACAGTTACAACTCTGCCACGAAAAATATAGAAGCTCTACGGAATTCTGGTTATACATTCAATCATTCGGTTTTCATGTCAAAACTTTCTAAAAAATTTCCAAACCACACGACTACATACACGTTCGAGGAGGCCAAGGCGCACCTTAACAAGTTCAAGGAGAAGACGGCTCGTAAATACCAGTACAGTTTGGTATGGAAGGGTATACCCATGCATCAACGCAAAATTCTCATGCATTATCGCAATACAGGCACGTGGACGACCAAGACGCCGAGCCCGGTCCCGAAACCGAAGACGCCGAGCCCATCCCCGAAACCGAAGACGCCGAGCCCATCCCCGAAGACCAAGCGCAACACAAAGGTCAAGGCTAATTTTATAGCATACTGGTTGGCGAGTCAGCCTGAAAATCGTCAAATGATGCGCAACTATATATCGACATACAAGTCCCCGAGCCCGCCGAAGCCCAAGCCCAAGTCCCCGAGTCCAAACCGTGGTGGACCATCTAATCAACAACTTCGCAACGCCCGGGCTCACGTGAACACTCTCACGACGGCGGTGGCCCGGAAGGCGTATCTCCGCCAACGTGCCATAAACTTGTCCATGAATAACTGGAAAAATATTAGAGGTTACATAGCTCAGAAAAATTGGGAAAATCAGCAGAGGCGTCTGGCAAAGCGCTCGGCCAAGGGGAAGGGTAAGGCTCTGGT